GTGCCTGTGATTGTAACCGATACTGCTTTAACATCTGCCGCTACTCCGCCAGCCGTAACAGTTACGTTTTTCGGGCATGTCGGGTTCGTGATGTTAGTGGTTACAGTGGTCACGGCTACATCGCTCGTTGCAAAGGTTGCATGGATTGCATCTTGCACAGCTAATAGAGCTTGAAGTGCTGAATACTGGACATGAGCTATAAAACCTCTGTCAGTAGCCAAACCCGGAACGGTCGTTTGAATTGTTTGCCCTAAAAAGGGCCTATATGGTGTCATAGCCATGAATATTTCCTCCTCTTATGTGAACAGTTTCACGAATGCGCTAACAGCAGCATGGTCACAGTCGAATATGCAAGTTCCGCGATAGTCGATTGAGTTGTTCAGGAACCCGGACTGAGTTGAAGATTCAATCGTTACATCCTGAGACAGATTGCCGATTATTTTGGTAAAGTCACCAAGATATGCGTTTCCTGCGCCGACTACGTCAGAGATAATAACCGGATAACCAAGTATTCTCATTTGAGCGCCGTTTGCGAAGTCAGGGATAGCAATAGGATTGCCGTTTGCGTCTTGGATTTTTGCGATCTGGTTGTAATACATTGCTTTGTTCATCAAGAACTTAGCTGTACGGTCGTTTCTTGCCGGGAGCAAAGCGATCAGTTCTACGAGGTCATCATAGGTGACAGCCAGGCCATAGTCGATACCGTTGACTGTGTCAGCCCATACGTTAGCATCTTCAACACCGCCGGTCACGTTTGTGCCGAGGATGATTTCAGATTCCAACTGGATTGCGAGGTCTTCTGCAAGCGCTTTAACAATCCACTGCTCGAAAGCATCGATTGCCATTGTGCGGACAGTTGCGGAAACTCTCTGAACCTTGATAAACTCGAAAGCGCCGAGTGTTACAAAGGTCATTGTGTCAGCGGCAGGGATTACAGCGGCATTTTCAACATGTATTCCTGCGGCTGCATGTGCGCCATCGACTGCAAAGCGAAGATTACCGGCCACTCTAAGCAAAGTGATCTCGTTGAGCATCGGAGCGATCTTGGTCATAAGGTCGAAGATCATGTTTGAAGTAACGGTCGGGATAACAGCACCGGCTGAACCGACTGCCGATGACCATTCTCTCTTTTCAATCTCATTCAGGTTGCCCTGAAGACCTTTTAAAAACATTACCCTGTATTCGGGAGAATCGGGTGTGAGTATTTTTTCCAATTTTCTTTCCTCCTTAAATTCTTTTACTACTTCGCCTTCTACTCCTGCCGTTATGTCGGAGAGTAGTTTGGTTCTTTGTTCGACTGCATCTTTAAGAGCCTTGCGTTCTTCGGTAAGAGTCTTTATCTCGGTTTCAAGCGCATTAAGGTCAGCGCCATCAGCTTCGACTTCGGTCTTAATCGCCGCAAGTCTTAATTCGATTTCCTGCAAATTCATTTGTTTGCCTCCTCTAAATCAATGAGCATTTTTAATTTTCTTTTCTTGCGCTCAACTGCCTCCGCAGCTTCTCTCTCGGCCTCTGCCGCATAGAATGAACGGGCGAAAATATCTGTAGTGTCATAAGCCGGAATATCTACGGCTGCGACATCGTACAAGCGTTTTACTGAGACTATCCTGCGAGTTCGGGTTTCTTTGGAATACTCTTCATCGTTTACGGTAAAGGCAAATGACATTTTATCTATGTAACCGCCTTTTATTTCCTCATAGAGCCTCCGCCCTTCTTCGGTTCCGCTTAAATCAGCCTTTATTCGTAAGCCGTGTGCGTCTGTATTGATTTCAAGAGTTCCGTTTTTCGTTCTTGCAACTGGTTTACCGTCATGGTTAAAGTTCATCACAACATCGTGCATTTCAGCTCCCTGAAAAGCCTTCATATCGACAACTTCTTTGTATTGAATGCCGTCAATTTCATACATGACTGCCTCTTGTTCAAAAGTTGCGGCATATCCTTCGACTATCATGCCTTCTTCTGCCACTCGGACTTCAAACTTGCGATACTGCCTGTCCTTTGTTATCAATTTGTTCATCTCCTTTCGGCTCTTCAGTTATGTCTTCGACTTTGGGCGCTTCGTGCAGCTTGTCTACTTCTGCATACTCTCTACGGATATAGAACTTATCTCCGTCTGCTCTGGGAGTCATATTAAAGATTTCCGCGCCCATGTTGTGCGTTAAAAAGCCGCGGTCAAATAGTTGAGTAACGATAGCCAGCTTGGTTTCGTTAGTCGCGTATTGGAGTCGGTTCGCGGTAAACATTATTTGATTGCCGTGTGCTATTTCGCGCTGTGTGAATGTCATATTCGACATTACAAGGCTAAGTTGGATTGCAATAGTCTCTAATTTACCTTCGTAAAATGCGTTCCACGAATCCTCCGTGAAATCGTTCTGTAAAATCTTTTCGTTGACTCCGAAATAGTTAAATACGCTTGTTTTAATAAGCGCCATTTGTTTATCGTCAATAATGAACGGTTTTGAGTCGATTTGCTTGACTTCGGAATACTTATTATCAAACATCAGGACACCTGAGTTGTTTTCGTAAGACAAATTATCCTGCGTAAACCTTAATCTTTCGGCTGCGATGTCTGCGGATTTAAATGTGTTGGCCAGTTTCGCCATAAATCGAATTGTCGCGGACTGTTTGACTCCCTCGATGATGCCTTGATTCTGGACATTCATTAATTGCATCAATGGGTCTAAAACAGAGTTATCAGCGCCAAAAAAGTCATCTTTATACTGCATCTGAGTCAGGACTCCGACTTTGCTGAACTCTATGGCCGCTTTTCTGCCGTTGGAGAATGTGTAACGAAGATAAGGCTCGCCTTTATACTCGATGATCTCAGTCTGAGTCGGCAAAAGAGGGAAATACCCGGTTATCTTAATGCCGTCATCGGTTATAGGCACGATAAAGGCTGTGTTTCTGACCATCAGGATAGTGACCAGCCTATAAAGAAACTTTGTTGTGTCCTGCCACGGATTAGGCTGGAATTTTAACCGTTCTCCGAGTTCTTTATATGCGTTGCCGGTCATTTCAGGCTTTAATTTGCTTGCCTGAGATGCTATCGCGTGAATGGCCGCCCGGGTGAGCTCCATTTCGTAAACTCCGCCATCGTATGACGTGAATACAGGCTGATATGCCGCTAATGTTTTAAAATATCCGGCGACAAGCTCTTCCGCCTTCGGCTTTTTAAAAATAGTCTCGAAGATTCCCAATGTGCCACCCTCTCATTTTTGAGTAATAAAAAAGAGAGCGGTTTGCTCTCTTGTCAGATTAAATTGTGATAGTCCTCATAGTGGGTAACGTATATGACATACGCATCTATGAGTGAAACTGTTCCGTCAATACGCTGTTTGGAGTTGCGCCCTTTGACAGGTCTGATATTATCGTTTTTATCTATCTCAACTTGCGTATTTGTGAGATTCCATTTCAGAAGCGGATTATTGTTATAGTTTATTTTCCGCTCTTTAAACTCTGCGGCCAGTTCTTTCATCGGAGCGCTCATTGTTTGAGGCCCTTGCCGTACTTCTTCCATGATGAAGTTATTTGACTGCATTTCCAAAGTGTAATACTGTGCTGACCATGAGTCGTAACCTACCCAAAGCGGAAATATGCCGTATGTCTCGCGCATCTCAATAAACCACGCTGTAACATCGGAGTAATTTACCCTTTGACCATCGCATAACTTAACGAGGTCTTGTTTTTCCCATGCGGAATAAGGAACCCGGTCATCGTGTTCTTTTTGCTCGGCTATATCTCGGGCGATAAAGTACATCTGACGGACATACAGCTTGTTATCTTTCTTCCACAATAAGGTCGCACAGGTGAGGTCAGTTGTGGATGATAAGTCAACTCCGCCGACTGCGTATGTGTCTTTGAAATCCTCTATTTTGTAAATTTCTTCGTTGTTAATTTCGTCAAAGTTCAACCACGATCCGGCAACAGTGTCCCTGACGTTGAAGTCTTTGCATAAGAGGTTAGATTGCTTAGTAGGGTTTGCCAGAGCAGCGTTTACTTTGTCTAAAAGCTTTTCGCTGTCCTTAATTGTGCCAAGCCCCGGGTTTGCCTTAATGTGCATAGCCGGGTCTTTCCACTCTTCGCGATTATCCAGTTCGTAAATGGCCGCAAATAATCGGTCATCCTTAAATCCGTCAATCTCGAATATGGATTGACTTGCCGCGGCATATTCTTGGTCGAACACGGCCTCACGGACTGTCCCTGCTGTCGTAGTCTCTAAGAATAAAGGCTGCGTCCTTGCGCTCATGCCGTCATAGATTACATCGTATAAATTTTGGTCTTTCCATGCATGTATCTCATCGGCTAAAGCACAGTGTGGATTCAAGCCGTCAAGGTTATCGGAGTCTGATGCTAAAAACTTAAAGAACGAATCGTTATGCTCTCCGACTAATTCCGCGACAAGACATTTTATCTTCTTGCGCAGTGTCGGAGACTTCTTGACCATGCGCTTTGCTTCAAGCCATATAATTTTTGCCTGGTCTTTCTTCGTAGCAACTGCAAAAATTTCAGGACCGGCTTCGCCATCGGCAACTTGCATATATAGACCAATTGACGAAGATAAAGTTGACTTACCATTCTTACGCGCGACTACAAGCAAAGCCTTAGTGTGTTTGCGTAGTCCGTTTGAACCGACAAAGCCATATATCGCCGCAACAAAAGCCTTCTGCCACAGCTCCAAAACTAACGACTCACCGCCCCATTTGCCCTTAGAGTGCTTGCAGTATCTTTCGATGAATGTTATAGCATGATTGGCTTTTACTTCGTCATAATGCCATATACCGGGGTTAAGAATTATCTGTTCTAACTTGAAATACTCGGTTTTAATCTTCAGGCATACTATAATCTTGCCTGATCTGATTAAGTCGCAATATTGTATTATCGGGTTAGAGTAATTCGTGATGAGATTATTTTTTTGCGGCTGCAAAGTCTTCAAGGTCATCACCTGTCCCATTCGTGGACGGTTTCGGGAGTAAATCAGTCAACTGTTTGATAATTGACATGTGATTTTTAATCATAGTGTTGTATGTCTCAACTTCGGGAGACTTCTTAGTGCCGAATTGGTTCTCACCGTTCTTGTATTCGCTGATGATTCCGTTTAAGTTGATACTTTCGCGGAGATCCTCTAAAGTTATCATCATAAATGCTGCATTATGTATGAGGGAGCTGGCAGCTTTCTTCGTGTCATCGTCCATAGCGTGAAATATGCTGTCAAGTTTAGCTATCTCTTTCTTTATCCGCTTATCCCGGTCAATCTTTGCGGAAGTCTTATCAAGTTCGTCCATATATTCCTCTCAAAATCTACACCCTCACATATGCGACCTGTGTGTCACAAAGAGG